CCAGAGGTAGTGTTGCCCGTGTACTTGGCGGAGGAAACGCCCAGAAGCACACCAAGGAAGGTGCCGACTGCAGCGATAGTGCCTGCGACCTCCGTGGCGTAGGGCAGGTTCCACAGCGCTGCGAGCGTCACATAGAGGGCGCTGGTAGCGGGAAGGGCGATGAGAGCAACCCACTTGAGGATGTCGTAGACCTTGTTCTGCATATTACTCTCCTTGAGATGTTTGCCCATGGGACTTTCTCTTTGCTGGTGGACGGGATGAGGGGACCACCGGGAGCCGCTTGACCTCGTCGACGATTCGTTCAGCGAGACCGTTCCCACCGAACTCAGAATAGGGCTCGTAGAGGTACTTCATGAAGTCCTCATACTCGTCAAGAGTCAAGTAGCCCCGGTGGATATATGTCTTACCCACATAGACGATCCTATCATGGGCCATCCCCAGCAACAGTCTTGTGGTGGCGGATGATTTGTCCTGACGCTTCTGCATGTATACCCAGAAGCCGGAAGACCCGAACACACCTAGCACCACGGCAATCGTAATGTCTAGCACTGGACTGAAGCCGAAATGTTGCATGGATCCTTATGCGGTGACAACGTAGTAGGGACGAACACCAAGCTCATATGTCGTCGGGACGACGTTCTCAATACCGGTCTTCTCCATAGAGATGGCCTGAGTTGAGTTGACGACATCCTGCAGCCAGTACCCGTACTGGGGTGCAGTAATGAGCTTGGGATTGAGTCGGAACGCTGGAAGCTGTCCCTGAGCCACCGTGAAGAAGTTCTCACGCTTGTGAGTGGCCTGGGAGTAAGCAGTCAGGTTGCGACCGAACAGCATCTCCTCGGTGAGGAGAGCGGCCTTGGGTTCACCAGCCCAAGCGTATGCGGTGATGACACCGTCGTTGATGGCACTCGTGAAGTGGTGCCACGGAGAGTTGAGGTTTCCGCCGAACATCTGGGCGCCGCGGTTGACAGCGGTACCGATGTCCTGCTTGTTCATCGTGGAATTGAGGTACCCACCGGAGGTGGTTCCATTCCGGTCCCAAGCAGCGCCGTACAACGTCTGGTCAGGAACAACCACGAGGTGAGGACGGTCCCAGGGCTGAGGGCCGAACAGTCGGAAGTAATCGAATCCGACGATACGCCAGGTGATACCGGCAAACTGCCAGTAGTCCCCGAGCCATAGACCCTTGAACGTGCCGTCGTTGATTGACTTACGCTGCTCAGCATTCACGATCGACCCAAGGTGCTTGCCTCGGTAGATCGAGTTGTGAGTACCACCATTAGTCGTATCAAGCAGATCGAAGAACGTATCCTGCTTACTCAGCCGGTCCTGCCACGTCGAGACGTTCCGATTCAGAGAGAGCACGGTGTCCTGGGTAGTCCGGAACTGTCGCTGAACGTCCGCGAACTGGGTCTTGAGGTTGGCGATGTCTGCGGCGTTGTTTCCACCGGCCTGAGCCAGTGCGTCACGGACATCCCGGAACCAGTTGTTGAACTCCGCCTCAAGTCGATCCGAAAGAGCCTTCACATTAATGGACTCGGTGACACCCGAGACGTACGGAAGCTCATTGCCGACCAGGGACTTAATGTGCTCCTGGCCGATCTTCGTGAGTCCTCGGGGGACTGAGATCTCAGCGATCTTGTAAACCTTCTTTGTGGCGGTGTCCTGAAGCTCAGGATTGAGCTGCCCCGGAGCATTACCAGTGGTCTTAACACAAATGAGCCTTGCACCACGAACTGCGGTAGAGGTGTCAACGACGATACAGGCATAGTCCTTACGGTCGGAGCTACTGTATGCCGCTTCGACAGTAAGGGTCTCAGGACCAGTGTTCTCGACCCAGTGGTCGAAGAGCCAGGCACGCCCAGTGCCAACCTCGATCTTGAGTCCATCTCCTACGGCCCGAACCTTGAAGAGCTGGCCTACGTTGGGGAATACGCCCTCAGTGAGGATTCCGCGAAACAACGACCCGAACTGCTCCGAGTCGTACTTCCGGTCACCATTCACTGAGTTATAGAAGCCACTAATAAGAGGCATACGCTACTCCTTGTCTCGGGGAACGATAACGCTCCCCGGATCCTTGCGGGTGAAGCCGAGCGTGTAGCCCGCTCCATTCCACTTGTTACGAGAGGAGACCGAGATGACTGGCGTTTGCGCGAATCCCCCGGGGCCCCATGACTCCGTCATCTCAGTGAGCTGAACCTCACGGACGGTGTTCTTGATGATATCGTCCTTAGACGACTTGTATGCGTAGGGAACGTAGTCAAAGACGTCACCAACGCGGAAACCCCGTCGATACTCGATGTTACTGAAGTTCAGAATCTTACCCGAGAACATCTCAAGAGGGTTGTATTTCGGGAACATCTGGTCGAGTGCCCAGTAGGGGAAGAATCCCGCCGAGAGGGCGTTGATCATCTTCTTCTGTTGCTCAGTGAGACGCTTCCAGTCCTCCACTGCATATGGCTTGTGAATGCTGGAGTTGTCCCAAATCACCTCTCGACGACGGAACGGGTCCTCCGATCGAAGAGTATGCTCGATCACTCGAGTGGTGTTGTTGGCGGGCCAATCATAGTCGAAATCCCCTGCATCGAAGATCTCGTAGATGGTGGACTTCTGGTCCACGTTTGAAACTACAGCCTCGAACTCGGTGAAATTGTCATTACTCTCGGAGAGGATGACTGTCTCCACCTTACGAGGGGCTCGGACATAGGTGTGATATGATCCGCTCGTCTCCCACTCAGTTTGCCAGAACAGACGATACCCATTCGGCTTACAGGCCCCGAGAACATCTCGCATGAGATCTCCGACAGGACAACGGTCGTAGGTAACCCACTTATTGTCCTGCCAAGTTCGCCCGGTGTCATTCACAAAGGCGAAATCGGAAACCTTAGGCTCTCGATGGAAGTTGAACTTCGGAATCTTTCGACCGGCATCAGCTGCATCTCCGAAGTTGGCATGAGCCAGGTTCTCGGCCATGGTCTGAGCGCGGAACATACCATTCGAGTCGGGAATAATCATCTGCCGGTGCTTAAGTACCCGCCAGTTGTACATCGACTCGAGGGAGTGTCCCTTGACCGTATGCTTGTATGCGGTCTTTCCCTCCTGCTTAGTCGCCACGGTCTCGACAACCATGACGGTGGAGGTATCATCCCTTACGAGATACTCCCACAGCTTCACAGGAGACTGGGCACTCTGAGTGAAGAAGATGAGCTCGAACTCACCGTACTCGTAGGCCCTCTCAGTCCAGTTCAAAGAGTGGTGGTTAGTAATCTCCACCCTATGGTCTGGAGTATAGTGTGATGTTACGTAAAGGTGCATCCTTATAGCCCCCTATAGAGCGTCTCGAACTCGATAGTGGTGTCGACCGCAGACGGATCAGCATCGAACTCCAGCGAGAAGACGTTGTCGCCTCGGTAGAGTCGAATCCACTGCGACTGCGGTGTGATAAGGCCCGCGACGTGAGACTCCTGTCCCCGGGCTTTATGAGTAATAGTCTTGTATCCGTCTCGAGTATCCACCACAAGCTGCTCGTCTGGATAGAACATAGCAGCCTTGGCGAAGGTCATACCCTCACCGGTGGTGCGGTTGTCGATAGATAGTCGAGTGACAGTAGACTTGAAAGTGAAGGTGATGATGATGCCTGTCGGAGCATCACCGTTGTAGCGAATAGTCCGAAGGTGGTCATAGCGCTCCTCGGAGAAGATAAGTCGAGCATTGGGTTGAGCAGGAGACCACTCGGGGAACTCGAACATGGGGTCTGCGGCATTGAAGCGAATCATACGCTCCGTCTGAGCTGCAGAGGAACGCCAGAAAGGATTCATAGCCATAAGCGAGATCTGAATCTCCTGGTTCTCCGAGAAGATGTTCGGCTCGACAGACTCGACGTAGAAGTCGAGGTGTGCGATTCGGAGGTTGGTCCGGATCTGAAGGTCAATCGTCTCAGCGACGGGAAAGATCTCGTAAATCCGGTTACGGACCATCTCGATGTCCTCCCCAATGGGGATCAAGGTAAGCACCGTATTCCTAGTACCTACCTTGACCCCCTTGAAGAGACCTCCATCGATCAGAGCGAACTTCTCGTATGAGACTTCCGCCTTGACTGGTCCGATTCCCGTGACCTCCTTGACCGCAACCCCGGTAGCCCACGGGTTGAATAGGTCTAAATCCAACTTCTCCCCGAGGGCATTCGTAGCCACGATCTGGTGAATCATAGTGACAATCGGTCCTTTGCAAGCGAGAGCTGGTTGCGGGTCTGACGGTAGATCGTCGCCGCGTCCAGAGCCTCTGGCGAGTTGTTCGTCTGATTGAAAGTGATGTTTGTGATACCATTTTGACCGGACAGATTAGATTTCTCCGTCTCGGACAGATGGGAAATGGGACGAGCTCCGCTAGCGAACGAAGCCGTGCCGGACAGCGCAGGGAGCATATTGTTGATGCCCTGGGCCTGCTTCTGAAGTTCCTCGAGGTCGAGAATTGGCTTGATCTCGGGTCGGTATGCCGGGTCCTCCTCAAGGAGTTCGTTGACTCCGTCGAGCGCAGTAGACATCGCGTTGTAGGCGTCCTCACCAAGACCACGGCTGGACCTGGCGACGTTCTCGCCTTGCGAGGCGATACCATTAGCGAGACCCTGACCAACGAATCCACCAATCTCAGCCATGAGCTTAGACGGTGAGTTAATCCCGAGGTAACTCTTGGCGGATGCAACTGCGCCCTTGGCGACACCGACAAGCTTGTTCTTGACCTGTGCTGCCTTGGTGGCTAGTCCGCCGGTAAGACCATCGACCATAGCCTTAGCGATTTCACCGCCAACCTTACGGAACTCGGCAGAGTACTTGTTAATGGCGTCCCGAACACCGCGAAGGAATGACAGAATCGTCTTCGCAGCCTGATCCACGATCTTAGGCGCTTGGTCCTCCATGCCCTTGAGGTACGCGATAATGAGGCTAGTACCGGCCTCAATGATCTGTGGAAGATTGTCAGCTAGACCCTGGATGAACTTGGCGATGATGTTCGCGGACTTAACTGCGAAGTCATAGGCATGTGCATCCAACTCATTTAGCAGTGCTGCGATGAGATCGAACATGGCCGCTACAGCATTCGGAATGTTCACCTGAATGGCATAGATTCCCGCTGCAATTAGCATGGCGAATGCTACACCAAGCTCCGGAGCCTTAGCGCCCAACGTAATGATGAAGGACGTAATAGCCTCTGCCAACTTTACGGCGATGGCCGGGAGAAGAACGATGAGCTCCTTGATCCCCTGCGCTAGGACCAGGAATGCCGCTGCACCTGATGTAGCGCAGAGCGCCAAGACTGCAGCAAATGCTGCCATACCAATCGAGATGGGTAGCAATGCTAAACCGAAGGCGATCAGAGCAGCGGTTAAGACGACCAGTCCCTCTGTGAACTTCTCGGCCAATGCCGCTGCGATCATCAAGATCATAAGTCCGCCAGCAAGTGCCACCAGACCGATCGCTACCTCTTTCCATGACAAACCAGCAAGCATTTGCATTGCTTTCGCAAATGGTAGAAGTGCTGCCGCCACAAGAGCCAGGGCGATACCACCCTCGCGCATGGCGTCTGCTCGCATCATCGCTATGGACATCCCGTACAAGGCGATACCAAGTACGATGAGCGCCTTGGCCAAGGAGTAGACATCCATACTACCAATGATCTTCAAGGCAGCAGTCAGGGTGAGCAATGCTAGCGCTAGTGCGAAGATAGGGGCGGAACCCTTTCCACCACTATAACCAGCAACCAAGACTGCCCTAGATAGAGCACCGACAATGAACGTCAAAGCAATGACACCCTGAATGAGCTTACCAGTATCCATGGATCCCAGCAGCCAAATGGCTGATACCAGAATGTTACAAGACACCGCTAGACTCAGGAGTACTGCTGATCCCTTAGCCATAAATGGGTTCTTCGACGCCGTCTGCAGGAACGCCAGAAGGATGTCTACGACGAAGGCTAGGGCGATAATACCCTGAACTGCCTTGCCGGTATCCATAGAGCCGAGGTTATAGATCGCCAAAGACAGGATCACACAGGCGGCAGCCATCGCAAGGAGGATGCCTGCTCCAGCCGCAAACTCAGGTCCTGATCCTAGCTTCGACATGAAGTTCGATAGATAGTCGATTACGAACTTCAAAGCGATCACACCAACAACCGCATCACCGGCATCCATGGTACCCATGATCTGGACTGCTCGAGCGACGAACATCAATGCGATTCCCAGAGCCAGAAGCACCGGGATGAGTAGGAGAACCTGCTTCTTCCTGAATGAGATGTCCGCCAATGCATCCAGAAGATCGTGGATCAGCTGAGACAGGAACCACATGGCACCAAGAGTCATGAGGAGCTTCGGTGCCGGGATGAGCGACATCAGAAGAAGCGCTCCGGCCAGAACACCAAGAGAGATGGCAATCAGAAGCAGGGCCTCAGACTTGACCTTCGACTCGAATGCTGCGAGAACATCGCCGAGCTTGGTGAAGGTGTCGTTCAGAGTGTCAGCAAGGTTGCCGACTTTATCGAAGTTCTTCTTGAAGGAGTTGACCCATCGAACCATGGCAACCATGACGCCACCACCGATAGCGGTGACGAGGATCTTCCCCATATCATAGGACTTGAGGTTCTCATTTGCCTTGCTGAGAGCGCTGCCGATTCCACCGAAGACCTGACTAGCTCCTTCCTTGATCTTTGGACCAAGGACCTGTGTGAAGAAGTTCTTGAACTCCTCGAGCTTCTTCTTGACGGTGTCGAATAGTTCCGGGAGATGGAGGTCTCGGGCAACCTGCTTGATGTCCTCCAACCACTTGAGAAGGAAGTTCTGCTTAGCCGCCTCTCCGGCATCCTTGGCAGCACTGGCCGTTGCCGAGCCTACCTCAGACACTGCTGCTGCAGCTTCGCCAGCTTTAGCCTTGACTTCGGCGTGGCCGTTTACCCATTCCCGGAAAGAGAGGGCTAGTGCAGCAACCTTGGTTCCGGTATTTCCGAATGCAGTACTAAGACGGTCCCAAGCACTGCTATTTTGAACCTTCTGCCACAATTCAGACAGGGCCTCGCCAAGCTCATGGAGTTTCTCCTTGAGCCACTCGACCTTCTCGGCCAGCTTGAGCTTGTCTCCGAGTTTGTCGAATGCAGCGGCAAGACCATCCATGATCCCCTGCATAGAGGACATATCACCGAGGTTGAAGCCCTTGAAGTAGTTCGAGAGGGACGCCTTCCCCTCATCGAGCTTCTTCTTGACCTTTCCGCCGATGGTCTGACCAAGCTCATGGAACTTGTTCTTGACCTTCTCGATGCCGCTGTGGACAGACTCCATTGCCTGGATAAACTGTTTACCCAGCGTGGAGTTCTGGAATGCCTCCTTAACAAGGTTTACCTTATCAGACAGGTTCTTGAAGGCGTCTCCGGCGGCCATAACTCGTCCACCGATGTCGAGCCACATAAAGAAGTCGTGGATCTTTTCAACAACCCACGAAATTACCTTACCGAGAAGGTCAATTGGCGGTAGGAGTAGCTTCAGGAGCTTACCGCCGAGATCTAAACTACTAAACCATTGATCGAAGTAGTAGATCGCCTTACCGATGACCTTAGTAATCTGGAAGATCCCAGAGTTGATCCCTGTGAAGGCCGGGAATAGTGCCCCAACAATGTGGGCCGCTACCGTGAAGATTACCTGACCAACTTCGGCGACAATAGTCCACAAGATGTGGAAGACCGAGAACAGTCCCGTGAAGGTCCACTCGAGTTTGTCAGCGAAGTTATTAGTGATGATCAGCTTCTCGGTGAAATCGGCAAAGGCCTTCGTAATTCGATAGAGACCCTCGGCCGATCCTGTTGCAAACACGCCCCTAAAAGCGCTACCGATCTGACCGAGTACCTTAACAATTGCATCAAAGATGTTTTTTAGTCCACGGAGAAGTTCCGTTCGTCCGCCGAGTGCCGCCCATGTCTCTAGGAAGCTGTTTCGGGCCATACTCATCTCATCGATGAGGCCACCAACCCAGTTTCCCATTCCTGTGAACAGAGTCTGGGCCTGACCGAAGTCGCCCAAAATGATCTGCCAGGTCTTTGCCCAACCGGAGCCCAGGACCTCACCCCAGGTACCGATCATCTGGGTAAAGGTTCGAATCTGGGTGGCTGAGTCAAAGGCTCGCTGGGCAAGATCCTTCATCTTGGCAGCCTGCTCCTCGGAGTATCCCATCTCGATGAGCTGTGCCTCGGAAAGGTCGTTCGTCAGAGCAGTCAGCGTCTGCGTCATGACCTCTGCAGTAAGCCATCCCTCCTGCAGAGAGAGTCGGAAACTTCCGTTCTTCTCAATGGCCGCATCGACCGCCTGACCGTGAACTCGAGCCGTCTCAATTAGGGCTTCCTGGAACTGCTTACCACCGATACCCTGCTTCTCCAGGGACATCCAGTCCTGCAGCTTTACCGTTCCGGCGCTCATGGCCTGAGCCAGCTGGAACATAGCACCTGCGGCGGCTTGAGCGTTGGCACCAGACAAGGCTGCCACGTTAGAGAAGCCCTTGACTGCGGCAGTCGACTCCTCCAGACTGATACCGGCAACCGTGAAGGTTCCGATAGCGTTAGTCATTTCGGTGAAGTTGTAGATCGTCTTGTCGGCGTAGGTGTTCAGTTCCTCTAGTGCCGCGTTAACCTGGTCCAGTGTGGTACCATTTTGACTGGTGTTGGCCAGAATGGTCTGGACGGCGTTGATCTGCGTCTCATACTCGTGGAAGCCGTCGATGATCGGCTGTACGAAGGACTGCATCAGACTCTGTCCGGCCTGAACGGCGTACGAGGCGATCCCACCAAGTGCGGCAATTCCTACGCCCTGCATGACAGACATGTTGGACGCCGCGTCTAGGGCAGAACTCGCCAGATCCCCGAGGGTGGTGTTCCTGGCAATCTCACCGATGCGCTTAAGACCGTTAGCGGAGTCACCAACTTTACCGAGAGCGCCCTTGAGCTTATCCATTCCGTCGGCGGATTCCTTGATGGCCGACAGGAACTGCTTGTTGTTGAGCTTGAGCGAGACTACCCGCTCATCAATGGTGGCCATCTATCGTGTGACCTCCTTCCAGGCCTTCTGTGCAATGTGATCGAAGACCGGTCTGATAGCCGGGTTGATGTAGTCTCGTCCGACGACGTATCCGCCGTTTCGAGTGCCGTGTCCATACTGCAGGATCACGGCAATGTTTACCCCATTATTGACATGGGAATTGGTCCAGGTGATCTTCCAGCTGTTACCAGTTCGTTTCACCTCGTAGTTCCAGCTCTTGGCAGTCATGCCCGACTTGGAGGGAGTAGCCCGGGAAAGCGCAGCTACCCCCTCCTTGCCGAACTGGTTCATGATCAGAGCGAGATCCAACTTCGACATGCGGTTGAACCAATTGCGGGTCATATCCCACTCGCCATGGCTCTCGATCGTGATCATGATTCTCCTATCGGATTGCGGCCAGAGCCTCAGGCGTGGCTACTGCCCAGCCAACGATCTTGACATTGACATTCTTCGCTGCGGCTTCCGCAGCGACCTGGTCATCCTTGCTGGTGACCAGAACCCAGACACCCTCAGGGTAGACGTTCTTGACCTGTCGCCAGGCCTCACCACCCATCCCAGAGGTGACAACACCAAGGTTAGCGTGCTGGACTGCAGAGATCTGCCAATCCGCCGGACCATCAGTACTATCGCCAACCCGCTTGAACCCGGCGTAATCGGTCTTCATGATCTCGCGGAGCTTGTTCTGTGCTCGACCGTGGATAGCGAAGTAGAGCTTTCCTCGAGTTGAGAGCAGCGGAAGAAGCTTGCCGTCGGAGGACCGATACCACTGCGCCTGAGAGTCGATAAGTCCGTTCCGAATGTTCGGAAGGACGGCAATGTGCTTCGCCTCAAGGACGTCGAGTGCCTCGACCATTCCGGCGACATCAAACCCGTCGTTGCGGATTGTGGCCAGGCCGTAATCCGAGAAGGATCTGTCAGTCTTGTATTTCTGAAGAATACCGACCGCCGCATTCGCGGAGTCAGCAGTAGCCTGAATGGGCAGTGATACCTGATCGGGGTTGAGATTAGCGATCGCCTTGATGTCGTCCAGCGAGTAGAAGACTCTATTCGGATCACCCCAGCCCTTCTGAAGCCATGCTATGATCGGCTTACCCTGGGGCTGCGGAGGAGGCGGAGTAACCGGCTCAGTAGCGGGAATTACAGCGCCCTTGGCCTGCATCCACGGTCCGAGTTTCTCGACTGCCGATGCGATACGGTACGCCAAGGCGGAGCCAAAGGCTGTCGACCCGATCTTTGTTGGATGGGTGTCATCGGACTGCATCAGAATGTCTCGGGTGCCGTCGTTCTGTGGTCGGTTGACATTCCCCGTTCCAGACAGGACGTCCGAGACCTGGACGGTAGGAGCGCCCTCCGACACGGGAGTAACCCCAGAAAGAGGAACCCAGGTCTTAGTCACCTTGTAGGCGACACCCTTGTAGACCACGATGTCGCCTTCGGCGCATGCTCGGCCGTCTCGCCAGAGGACCGCCTGCTTATCAGCAATACCTAGCCAATCGACAAAGGCGATTCCATTAGCAAGTCCCCCAGCTGCCTCTACTCCGGCCTTCTGTGCCTTGACATTCATGTGTCCAGATAGAGACAGAAGTCGACTAACAGCAGATGGCTCCGGTCCAACCATAACGATCGGGATGTTCGGGAGCTTCTTACGCACCTTGGTTACAAAGGTCTTTACTGCTTCGGTAATCGCCGTACCGTTTGTGTCCCCGTTCTCAATCACCTTGTCGCTGTTGAGCGATCCAACTGTGACGATCAGGTTAGGAACCGCTGCACACACGGCATTGACCCGGTAGTCAGCCTCGAAGTTGTCGTTTCCAGTTGCCGAGTACCCAAAGCCGCTCCCATCGACGGCACTAACCATCGGAGCGCATTCGAGAATCCGAGACACCGCGGCAGGAAGGTTGAATCCCTGCCCCATTGTCGCCTCGGTCGACCAGGAGTCACCGAAGAAGCCGACCGTCGGTACGAATCGTCCGGGATTGAGCGGAATCGGAGCCAGGGTCTTCGGGAGATCCCGCACAGTCTGCTGCAGGGGAAGGAATCCCTTAAGCCATGGGACGACCAGATCAAGGATGTGCTTTGACGGAGGGTTCTCGTAGGGGTTACCGACGGGTTCCCACTGTCCACCGTGGTTCGGATCCTCGACAAGGACGCCGTCTGTGATGTACAGATGACCAATGGCGAGACGGTCGGCCTTGGCGAAGACCTGCTTGTAGTTCGACTCCTTGGTCGAGTGGATGGTTGCCCACCAACGAGTCGATGGGTACTCAGCCATGTGGGCCGGAAGAACCGGAGAGTCTGCCTTCTCCTCGAGGAACTTCTCTGCAGTACCCTCAAACATCATACAGACATCGAAGTCCAGCTTACAAACGTCAGCCGAGATGTTTGCGCCGGTATTGACGCCGATGACGAATGCCGGACCATAAAGCTGGCGAAGGTCAGCAAAGAGAGTCCGGTACCAGGGGATCCGCTTAGCAGACTCGCCCCAGCCGTTGATCATCTCGTCGAGAAAGACGCCCTGGACAAGGTCACCATACCACTTCTTAGCGAAGGCGATCTGCTTCTTGATGAAGTCATGGGTGTACTTGTCAGGGTTTGGGATACCGGCTCGAGCGGGATCTGAAGCGGGCAGACTAGCGACACCGTACTGTGTCTTAACGTAGAACAGGAGACGCTTTGCTCCCGCTCCAAGGACCAGTTCCGCCTGCTTCTTGAAGTCCTGCTCAAACATCTCCCAGTCGCCGCTAGTGCGGTTCAGGATGACGTAGCCCAGCTTGTCTCGGAACTTCAGTGTCTCGGTCCACTTGGAGGTCTGACCAGGCTTCCCGTCCTTGTAGTAGTCCGGCCAGAAGTAAGTGACAGGCGAATAGTACCGATCACCGTTCTTGAAGGGTGACTGCTCCTTGGCCAGGGCCTGGACTTCGGACTTCTTGCTGTAGGTGGTCTCAGCCTCAGACTTCTTGAGGTACGGAGTAAGGTTCGGGGGCGGTGTAGGTGTCCCCCCACCACCTCCGCCACCGAAGGGGAGCGGAGAGAACTCCCCAGTGGGATCAGCGGCCATGATGTCGACAGTGTCCCCCTGAGTAAGAGCCAGGTGCTTGACGATGTCGACATTAGGGGAGTCGATGTAGACAGTGTGGGTCCAAGAGCCGGAGGGAATTACTCCTGCTCCTGGAGCCAGCACCTCTACGTTGACTGCGCCAGACTTATCAGTGTAGACCAGATGCTCTCGCATAGCGACGGTAACTCCGTCAACGGTTGCGGTAGCACCCTTAACATCTGGCTTAATCCGGACCATTGCCCGGCCGTTCTCCCCACCGGGAATAGTTCCGGTTAAAGTACAGTATGGCGCTGCCATTTTGACTCCTTACGGTTGCTCGGCTCGGTCGAGGTGGGAGTTGACTCGAGCGTTGGTGTCAGGGCCGTAGATCCCGTCGACCTCAGCGCCGACAGCGGCCTGGATTGCCTCGACAGTTGCGTCGTGGGCCTCTTCGGACGCGTCGCCCCAGATTCCGTCAGGCTCAGTGCCGACTACGACCTGAGTGAACGGCACGCCGAACGGGAACGAGTTTCCGCCCCAGTTTGATGCGGCAGCAACCGCGTAGCAGCGAGCACGAGTGTCAGGTCCTGCGACGTTGTCGGGCTCAGTACGGACAGCCTGCTGTAGAGCGACGATGTTCGCCGGTCCGGCAGGAGTAGAGGACGTGTCGGAGTATGCAGGGCGAATGACACAGTCAATCGAGTGGCTACGAACACGGCGCCATACACCATTACCGGCAGACTGAGAGCCATAATCGCCTCGAGAGGTGTTGCCCTCGATGGTCTGCAGGACACCGCCGCCAAGATTTCGCTCCACGAAGCCGACGTGGTCCGTTCCGCCGCCATCCCAGTTGAAGATTACGACATCACCAGGCTCAGCGTCATAGACCGAGACGAAGTGCGCCTCGGGATGCTGTCTAACTTTGTTGATTGTGTAATCTGTGTTGAAAGAGAAGCCACCAATGGCATCGATCTCTCCGCACTCATCGAGGCACATGCTGACGAACAGCATACACCACCACACAGAAGTGGACGGTCCAGCAAGCCAACGCTGTCCCGTTCTATTTGCCCAATAGCGTCCAGCCTCGGATCCAGGCTCGTCATCGTAAGGTGCATAATACCCAATCCTCGATGCCGCCCGAGCGAGAACGTTCTCTGCAGAGCTCACTTCATCACCTCGGGGGTCTGAACTACGTTGATGTTGGCATCCTCCATAGGATCAGTACCGATGTGCTCCTGCGGGGCGAATGCCTCGTCGGGGAATTCGGAATGCTTTCCCATTTCTAACCTTTCGTTCCGAGCCTCTTGCGTCGCTGCGCATTAAGCTCTCGGTTTCGAGCCATGATCTCACTCTGGCTCATCTTCTTCTCGGGTTCGTTCTTCTCGTTGCAAACCCGAATCAGGGTTAACAGCCGATTGATGTGCCAAGTCTCACAAGTGAATGGGATCTGGCAGGCGATCATCCAGTAGTATATCAACTCGGATGAGATGTACTCCCCTCCGCCCTTGGAGTCTCCCTTTTCGACGAAGGTGGTTGCTGTCATCGAGTCGCCGATGTAGTCGTTGACTCGACTCAGTTCAGACGCAGAGATTCTCTGGAGAAGGGACCTATCGTACTCCTCGTCCTGAATCATACACTCAAGGTACAGGGCGAGTTCTTCGTTAGTCAGATCTTTGTTACCCACAAGATGTTTATGGGTGATAGACTCCCATTTTGACAGTGAGAGAAGATTGTGCTCCAGATGTAGTTCCCCGCCGGGCCACGACACGAAGGTCCCTTCGTTCTCGTCGAAGCCTTCGTAGTCAGGGATAGAAACTATAAGCATTGTTAACACCGAGGGCCCAGGAGTCTAGGTCTCTGAGCCCCCGGTGTCGTCCAATTGCGATCAGCCCGCGAAATGGGCCTTGACCTCGTCGGGAAGGAGCAGGGTCGGGTCAGCGGCGCCCGCTCCTTCCTTGCCGAAGAGCTTCTCCTCGAGGGTCTTCAGCTTCCCGGCATCGACATCTAGCGAGTTGATCGTCAGCAGCGAGGTGGGCTTGAACCCGGCCACGTTGACAGCGGTCGTCGAGACGTCCCAAGAGAACGTAATTGCCTCAGGAGAGTCGTTGACAGTCTTGTAGCCCTTCTCGGAAGGAGAGGCCTTGCAGCCGTAGATCAGGTGGAGCTTGTAGCCCTTGTCCTGACCGGCAACGTCGTCACCAATCTTGGTGCGGTAGGCGAGACCAAAGGTCTTGCGGTCCTGCTGACCGATCTTGACGCCCTTAGACAGGGTGGCGGATCCGTCACACTGCTCGAACTCATCAGGATAGGTGTAGGCCTCGATAGTAGCCTTCAGCTTCTCCGCAGAGAGCAGCGTCAGGTACTGGATGTTGTCGGCGTACAGGTCAGTGGCCTCTGCGCCCTCGGGCTTCTCCGAGATGGCGGTGATACCATTCCAAGCCACGCCCGTACCATACTTGTTCTGCGTCGTGTCGAAGACATAGAGTGCACAGTGGTCGACACCAGTCTCAATCCGACGCTCGCCAGTCTTGTCCCAGACCAAAGCGGACATTCTTTCTCCTAGTAGTAGACGTCAAAGACGTCATGGTAGAGATTGTCTTGTACCAGCCGGGATTCGTGCCGACTGAATAGCAGGTCCTCTATCTTTACCCGGTTCGGATCCTCTGGATTCCGGGAGATCAACGTGACCTGGTAGCGGTTCGCTTTGATGTACTTGAGGTTATCAGCGTACATCGGCTCACCTGGGTTACGTTCGTAGACGATACAGGGGTACTGGAGCTTGAGAGACGGGAGTGGTTGGTAATAGACGTTCCGAGACCCCATTAGTCTCTCGAGCTCGAGCTGTAGCTCAAGCCGTCGGTCCATTATACACTCCCGTCATCTCGAGCACCAGCCGGGGGAACTTCAGCTCCACATAGGAGACCTTCCAAAGTCCCCCCAGCCAGCGAACGTACCTGAGATTCTGGACATTGTCCGTGATATACCCATCAGCAATGACACTGATCTGGTTATTCACATTAATGTCGCTCAGAATCTCGTCTCGAGAGCTGAATCGACGAGCCTCCCGAAAGATGTCGCCGTAGTACTGCTTCTCGAGAATCTGATCTTCCCAAATTCCCGGTGAGGTCTCAACCTGTGTGGCAAATCCTATCTCACCGAAGAATTTGGCCATATGTCACGGCTCCGGAACGACGTTATCCGTCTCAACCTTGCGCTCAACGATCAGAGCAGACTTCGGGTGAGTCAGGGCACCCGACAGGCGGGTTTCCAAGAGGTAGTGGTACTGGTTGAAGGACAGATCGAAGTCCTCGGCGGCGAACAGCTGTCCGCCCTTATCTGCGCCGATTGTATAATCGGCCATATTAACAATGATGCCCAGAGCATCCAGGTCGCCATTCTTGGCGGAGTTCCGGCGAAGGCCCTTCATGAGCGGAACCTTGACGATCTTGCCGACGCCAACGTAGTCGGCGAGCTCGGAGACGGAGCGGAACAGGCGGTGACCCATCTTGTCCTTCAGGAGAAGGGTCTCGGTGACGAGACGCGGGTCCGCGAACCAGGTCGGAGAACCGGCACCGTCGTAGTCGTCCATAGCACGGACGATGGAGTCAAGGACGTCCTCGGTGGAGGTATCCTTCGCCATGATCACACGAGGAGCATAGAGGCTGTCATCCTTGTAGATCGGGCGGATGCAGTCCTCCTTGATCTTGTCCTTGGAGGTGATCTCACGGCCGTCACCGATGAGGATGGCTCGGCCGATCTCCTCCTCGATCATGATCTTCATCTCCCCACGGATCCAGGAGACGACGTCGAAGTCGGTGATGTCCAGGATGTCGTCCCGGTCCAACCTCTGCTTTTTATAGATGGTGGTCGGAGAGGTGACACGCTGCAGAAGCGTGAAGACCTCGTCTTCCTTTTTATTGCCCTTAATGTAGCCCTTGGCTCGGGCTTCATCGGCAGTGATGTCAGCGAATCGAGTACGGATTCGAGAGAAGGGCGAGTGCTTAGCGCCGCTGACAACGATACTTACCCACTCGGTCTTCCTCTTAATGAACTCTGGAGTATTCCAGAGATCTTTGGCCTCGGGGAACAGGGTCTCGATCTGCTTGATACCATAGGTGTCAGCGTGAGCGAGAACCGCATCCTTCAGAGAGCCTCGAGTCTTGGCGTCCTCAAAGATAGCCTCGATGTCGGCGTGCGAAAGGGTGGGGAGCTCCTCGGTCTTGGAGCCCTCGAACACATTCTGGTGAGTCATAACATCCTCGGTAGTGTCGGAATGAGCGGTGTCCTCTGACGGAGTCTCCGCCTCTTCATCCTCGGCATCGATGAGCTGACCGACGATAGCGTATACCGCCGTCTTCTGCTCCTCAGTCATGCCGTCGAAGATCTCCCCAAGGGTGGGGTCGTCTCCATCCTCAGCGTGCTCGACGTCGTCCGTCTCCTCCGCTTCGGTCTCCTCTTCCTCGATCTCTTCGTCCTCGTACTCCTCCTCATCGAAGTCGTCAGAGTCCTCATGAGACACGAAGTCGATCTGAGCATCATTGTACATGACTGCCGCGATCTCATCGCCGTCGTCCCCATGCTCGATGGAGACCTGGTCAATGTAAGCGCCAGGATTAGCGCCGCGGAGCACGAGACTCACCTCGACAAGCTCGCCGTGGACAACGTCGTTGCCTCGGGACTTGACGTGGGTTGCGTAGATGCTCATAGCCTTGACGTCGCCGTTGCGCACCATCTCTCGAGCGGTGCGTCCAGCGTCCGAGTGGTTCAGATGGGCATAGGCATACACCCCATCATCTCGGACCTCCAGATCGGCATGGCCAAGGACATTCGTTACGTCCTTGTGCTGGTGCTGCCAGACAAGGGGGACGCTTCGTCCGTCGTACGCCGCAAAGGCTCCGTGGCGGATCACCTTGTTGTCCGAGCAACGGACATCGTTTCGAGTGGCGTAGCCGGAGAAGTCACATTTAACTGCCATTTTGACTGATCTCCATTACTTCTGACATAGGTGTCTCCGAGGCCGGGGGAGGCTCAGCGGACTCTTCGCCCATCGGTATCTCTCCGGCCGGATTGATGTTGGAGTTCACCAACTGGTTGGCGGACTCGTCGTCAGCCTGCGGCCAGCCGAACTTCGGTCGCAGCTCATTCGCCGTACCGATCTCATTCCGCTTGACCGAGTCGACCAAAGAGGACATCTCCTCCAGCGGGACGTTAAGGAACGGGTCCTCGATCGCCATTACCCGCTGCTTCTGCGTTCGAGCAGTCTTGGTGAGGAATGTCCGAGTGATGGCATCCGTAATCGCCCGGAGAACAGGTCGAACCGTGCGGTTCTGATAGTTCAACATCTGGCGTGCATCCGCCTTTCCGTTGAACACGTCCTCAGTCATTCCGAGTTGGTTGTACAGCTGGTTGGTGAGCCATTGGATCTGACTCATGAGGTTGTTCTCAGACGGTCGGTTCAGCTGCGTGATTCGTTCGGCACCGTCAGTGTATGCGATACCGTACTGTGATCCGGCGAGCTGATCCTCGATCGCCTTTCGACGTGCCTCGGCCTGCTGCTTCTTGAGCTCAGTCTTGACGACGTAGGGGAGCTGAATGATGATGTCCAGCTTACCGGATCCCGACTGCTTGTCGATGGCATCCAACAGGTACAGCTTCTGCGTCAGTCGCTGCAGTGTGGAGTTAGGTGCATTCATCACGCTGTAGAGCGGGTTGCTCACAACAGCGACGAAGTCCTTCGGAAGCGTTAGCTGTTCTCGCTGTCCAGTTCGGTCGTTGTAGACCTCTACCCGGACGTGACGAGGGAACCACTGCATGATCTGTCCGACCCGCATGGAGCGGACATCCCATCCGTCGGTCATGTTCGGGCTGACATTCGTGTCGACCGGAACAATAGCCACGGCGCCATTCTCGAACAGCGTGAGGACGAGATCCTGGAAGAATCCCTGGCCCGTCTGGTCGATATTGGCGCTCAAGGCCAGGCAGTCATCAAGATCGCTCTTGTAGTAGCTCTTCAGGTTGCCGTTGTCGTCGACACGAACATGCCGAATAGGCACATTCGAAACGTCAATGGCAATCTGATTGTAGATACTCGTAACGATCGTCTGATCGCCCACAACCGGCCGGTAGTAGGTACTCGGATTCCCGAATGTCTGGACACCGAACTCCTTGGAGAAGTCGTGCTTATCGGGTTCTCGCTTGAATGCGTTCCAAGCGTGGCTCAATCGATCACTAAGACCCATTTCACCCCCTCTGTCATTCGAATGCCTCCTTGTTGAGTTTGTACGCCACAAAGGCGTCCATCAGTGCCGCGACCGAGTCGATCTTTTCCTCAGTCCGCTTCTTGAGGAGCTTGCGGTTTCCGTTGGTGTCCTCAAGAGTAACACAGTTACCCATGGTAAAGGACATCAGCTTCTGGTCGAAGATGAGCAGCCGCTCTTCCGCAAGTTTCTTCAACTCGCCGAGGGGCACTGACTCAGTACGGGCACCCTGAATGACCTTCTCGACTCCATAGGGCCCGTTCTCCTGCTCCCACCTCTGGACGAACTCCTTGGCGTTGTATGGGTCGAACCCGAACGCCGAGACGTCATACTTCTGGTCAGCAATGTGCTGATCCAGGTCCTCGTAAACTTCCATCATGTCGAGGACGGTTCCGTCCATCACTCGAAGGGTTCCTTCTTGTATGAACTCGTCATACTTCGTCCGCAAGGCGCCTGGAAGCTTCATCAGAGTGAGCTCTGAGATGTATGCCAGCGTCTTTACGCCGAAGGCCTGGTTCCTGAGTGGGAATAGGAAGGTGAATGCACAGAAGTCGTCACCCTGAGACAAGTCGGCGCCCATGGCACACTGCATGTTCCAGAACGTGTTCCTTCGGTGCGGCTGAGTCTCCTCGTATGTGAAGAAGTAGGTGTATCCCTCCATGGGGATCCCGAACCTCTTGGCGAGGATGTCGTTTCGAGCAGCAGGGGCCTGCTCCATTCGTTCGACATCTTGCTGGTAGCGCTCGTAGCCCACGGTGATTCCGATGTTTGGCTGAGCCTTAACCCACATCGCCGGATCCGCTACCTCTTCTATTTTGTCGAGTCGGTAGTAGAAGATCGAGATGTGTGGGGCATAGTACTCACCCTTCAGAATCTTGAGCAACTCCATCTTCATGGTGTCGCCAACAGCATTTCGGATCGTTCCCTCAGAGGAGACGGCCAGGATCACTGGATCATTCACCTTTGAGGCACCCTGCTCGAGTGCAGCAACCACATCCTCGCGAATGTCTCCGGAAAGCCACTCGTCAACGGTGCAGCATTTTGGCCGAAGGCCCTGCAGCTTGTCGATGGACATGGGTCGGACCTCAAGCAGGGATCCGGTCAGGAAGTTCTCAACGCCCTTCTTCGTGGCAACCAGCTTTTGGCGGTTAGCACGACTTCCGGTTGTGTTTTGTAGAGAACCTTCCGTTAGGAACTTGTAGAGAGGGCCTCGGGCTCGTGTGATGGCCGTACGGAACGGGCCCATTACCTCTTCGGCCTGCTTCATCGTCGGAGCCGTGGCGATCTGGTGCGTCGTCGTTGTGTCGATCACCATGAAGTAATTCTGGATGAGCGACATATACATCGACTTCGCGGCGCCTCGGGCAACGATGAGGTACTGCTTGATTGTAAGGCGGTGTTTGACGGTTTTCATCTCGTAACGTCCGCCTATGCCGTCCTCGTAGGGGACATAGACTTTCCGTTCCTTGAAGTAGTACCATCCTAGTAGCTGTTCGGCCCATACTTTGAAGCTGTCTAGCAGACGAAGATCTTCTCCGTCCGACAGGGTCAGTTCGTTCTCGCAGTAGGCGATGAATCCTTCTACTGCCTGGTCATCGTAGTAGTACTGCGGATCGGCGATCAGGGCGTCGATCCGGTTCATCTCGCAGGAGATCTCCTCGCAGACGGGAATCTCGCCTCGAATCACTGCGTCTCGGAACTGACCGTAGTATTTTGGTACTGCGGTATTCGAGAGCATTACTTAAGTGGGCTTCCTGGGTTGCGAGGGCGTCGCTTAGGCTTCTGAGTAGGTTTCGTCTGCTTGTACGACTTCTTCTTCTCGATTAGCTTGACGTTACCCTCATTTCGAGTGGTAATCTCAGGCTTCGCTTTCTCCTTGGGCTTGTATTCCTTACCCTTAGCCTTAGCCTGCGCTGCGCGTGTCTCGGCTCGGACGTCTCGAGCGGCTTTCTTAACGGTAGCTTCATTAGCAATTACCTGTACCGCCTCGTAGCCTTCCTTTGCCTTCTTGACCGCCTCGCTGACCTTGTCAGAAGTACCCTTGCCATACTTGGCATCGATGGACTTGTCGAATGCTGCCTTCATCATCTTGGTGGCAGCATAAGTCCCTGCCTTTGTAATGCTCGCTTCGAGGATCTGTCGAGTGACCTGGCGACCTCGAACCACGTGGCGATCGGCCTTGAGCTCCCGATAGCGTTGCTCCTGCTCCAGGCGCTTAATTCGTTTCTGGAGCTCGACATCGCTGAACTTTCGGTAGGACTTCTTTCCACCCTTGGTTCGCCCGGGCTTTGCGGACTTGATTTCTGCCCGCTTTGTACGGTATGCCTTGAGGGTTCCATTAGCCTTGCCTAGCTGACCTGCCACGGCCTTACGGCCGATGGATGCCTTCTTGGTGATGACCCCCCAACGCATACCCTTGACGCCGTGGTGCTTTAGGGTGTCGGCAACTTCTGATCCGTGTGATAGACTATCCGCCATGCTGCCTCCTCGATCAGCTTTTGATACGAAGCGACCACGAAGGAGTTGGCAGGAGGATCGAAGATCAGCCGGACCTTCATGGCGATGTATGACTTGATGGCCGCTTCGTCATCGATCCCGGCGAAGGCGTCCCATCCTGTAGCTCGATCGATGGACACATCGCATTTTGCCCCGAGTTGCACGAGATCCATGCGGCAGGTATTGATGTGCATCAAGAGCTGGTCGTCGAAGGCGTCATAGTTCGGCATGATGCCGAGCGCCTTCTTCGTGTCTTCAAGAATTGTTCCCATTAGATCCTCCAGGGAGCTTGATCATTCGGACGACGCTCAATCACTTGAGTGGTCAACCGAGATCGGTCCCCAAAGTGTATTGCGTTGTGGGTATTCTTGCAGGTTGTAATGAGAAATTCTGGCTCGAGGATGTCTGGATTGAATTCCTCGAGATCTTGGGGTTTGATTGGGTTCATGTGGTGGATCAGCGGCATGTACCGGATGTCCAGACCCTCGATTCCGAGATCACAGGCTTCATCCCGAGCCAGAACAAAGTTCCTGACCTTCTTCCACTCGGTAGATGAGTAGAAGCGTTGGTTCAGGTAACGATCGAAGCCAAACGTAGCTGTACCGACCTGCCCGGTGAGAGCCAGGTAGTCAAACCGCTCCTCAAAGGTCTCGAGGCGAGCCAGTTCAGTATACGTCCGTAGCATTTCCCGCTCCAGAATATGTCCGGAAGGCTTCGATGGCTTCTTTGGCAATCTTCTCGGCTTGCTCTGCGCTGATGAGCGCGGTCTTCTTCGCTTCGAGGAGTGCCGTCTCATTCCGAAGCTTCTCGACCTCGAGTTGTTCTCGGGTTGAGGCGAGCTTCAGATAGTGATTCACCGTGGTAGCCGGTGCTGTACCCTCTCGTAACTGCTTCTCAGCGAGCTCAAGGGCCAGATTGATCATCTGCGCCTCTCGTTGCTCCACAGTACGGGCGGGTTTAGAAGGGGTCGATGCCCTTTTACCCATACTTGCTCCTTGGTTAGAGGGTGTTGGGCGCCAATTGGAGGGTAGATTCCAGGGCCCGCTTGAGCGAGACCAGCGGAAGGAAAGGAGCACACAGAAAACCTTCCTGCGAGCCCCGGAACCTACTCCCCAATTGGCTTCCCAAATATCCCTCCGGGGAAAATATGGAG